TGCGTAGTATCGTATGTACTCTTTGTTCTCAGGTCTTATGTGGTTGCCTGTATATCATGTAAGGACTGCAAGCCATTTTGTAGGATCTCCTGATTTGGCTAGCACATTAGCTTTTGCAGGATTGATTTTGCTAACAACCATTACTAAGTTGCTCACTCCCATACGAATCCTGTTGACTATGTGTAGTCCACTCATCCCCTTCCAAGCATGTCTCACCGCTCTTTCATGATATGCTGCGCTTAGGTCCCTAAACGCGCGTACGACCGTTTTCTTCTTAACATTATAAGCCTTGGTCACTGACTCTACACGTGTCTCTCTTGTGATAGCATCAGCTATCTCGGAAAAGTTAGTTTTCAGGAATGCAGTATAATCGCCAACCCCCTTGTCAATCAGTTTGGCGATCATCCTTGTCTTCCTATAACTATCTATATTCTCAATGTCAACCTCCTGTAACACCATCTCTGATACCCTACCCTTTTCTTGCAAACCGCCACATGATATGTCCATCGTTATCAGATTGTCAACAATGTCCTTCTCGACATTGAACAACTTTCTAGCAAAAAATAATTGCTTACGATAGAGTGGCTTCATGTTATCGATGCTTGCGCCACGAGCTAAAATCTCGTCATATCTGGTTTTGTAAGCAGATACTAGATTGCGCAATGTCAGTGGTGCATCAGACTCAACCCTACTGTGCGTGAAGGTAGCAATCCCTCTTGTTAAATACTGACTGCCAGTACTATTTTTTGCACGCATATCAACTCTCAAAAACTCTGCTATCGTACCAATGTTCATTTTAGTTGTATTAGCGCGAACTCCCGTGGCTGCGGCGTTTTTGATCAAAGAAATACCGTCAGCTATTGTCCTTATCCCTGCAAAAACATCATCACCATTATGGAGACTCGTTGGCACTAGTGAGTTTATACCTGCATTAGCCAGGTAGCAATAGTTCAACGCCGTATTGAAAAATGTTGTTAATCGCCAGCCACTAAACAGTGTCCCTTTAACATCATAAGTCTCACCAGTGTTAGGTTGGTGAGCGACCATTCTATCTACCGAGTTTCGTGTCCACTTTGCCGCCTCTATCTGGTCATCTGTTAACTTATCGTGATAGACAGATATCCATGCATCAATCACTGCTTGCATGGCTTCCTTTGAATGTTGGCTGTTGAAATCATCGAAATCGTAACAGAAAGGGATCAATGAGTGAGTCCCAGCAATTCTGGTCCTGACATAATCCTCATTGGCGTAAGACCCTGTTGGTACAAAGCCCGGGAATGTATCCTCGCATTGTAACAATCCAAAATCAGCCATTGTATGTGATGAAAAATCACACCCATATAGTGCCCTCACTTTTCCCCACTCGTATTTCGTTGAAGTGTAAGCGTGTATTTCCGGCCTTCTGGACGTGAAATACTTCTGTTCTTTGTATGGCATGACACTTGCCACCCCCTTCTTACTTCTGATTTCTCTGGGTAATACTCTAATCACGTCCTGTTCGACTGGATGTTGACTGTGGACCGATCCACCTGGCATGATAACTGCTCTCTGCCTCCAGTACTCTTGCCATTTCATCCTCATTGGCCGTTTCCCTTCGGCCCTCGCCATGATGAATAGCTCTCTACAATGTTCGAGAACTTTTGCATAACTTATGTTAACAGTCTTGATATCTGACCTGTTGCGTTTCTCTTTCTCCCAGTCAACTTCTTCGTCAACTCCGTTCTCTAGTACATTCAGTTCAAATAGTTTACTCATATCGTATTTCACAGTACCTTGTGCTTGTTTAGCCCTAACACCTTCAGACTTCAACCACTCTCTGCCAAGGCCATTATAGTTTAAGACTAAGCTAATAAAGACTTCTTTTTCACGGTCAGGTAGTGCTCTTAAATATGTGAAGAAAGTTACATGTGTTGACTCTATGTTGTTAAACCTGTCTAGCATCATTGCCAACAAGGCTTCATATCCCTCTAGTTTAACTATTTTCCTGGATGGAAACAAATCTTTCAACCTCACATGTGTATGGTGGTATTGGGTTATCCTATACTTTTCTTTCTCCATATTATAATTATATGTAAAATTGTCACGTATCCACTTCCGCGTATCAGAGTAGTTGGCAACCAAGCGCGTGTATGCGTCTTGTTGATTGTCAACAAATCCGTGGCGTAAGTTATTTGATATCGTCGCTCCTACTTGAGCAGCGGTTTTAAGACTATAATTTGTGACGTTCTTATAGTCTACATAATATGCATTGAGTTGACCAATGCGTACCGCCTTCACAAATATCATCTCCCCCCTATGGAAGATCCACTGCTGCGCCAGCCCTTGCTGTGTGAAACAGTGACCCTCTCCGTCATCTACAATCCGGTTCGCAATACTACAAGCTTTGATAAGCACGTGTGTTGCTTCTAAACAATTTTGTGCCACATTATCACCGTTCAAATACAATGGCACAATGTATTTGACCGTACCAATATCTAAGTCCTCATCGTCTTCGACACCTATTCTATATCCGGTGGAAGTTCGTCCTCTCCTATAGGATTGATTGGTTCCGCGTCCACTTCTGATATCTGTAGTTGTTCCTGATGGTGTAAGGATGGCATATTGCTGCCCGACAAACTTGGTATCGCGTAAGCTGCTACACGAAAATCCAACTTCTCAGTAATCTTAAAAGGTTTTAATCTGAGCGTTTCATCCATTGCACGTAATCTTTCAGCAGCATCTCGATAATTGCCAGTAGCTATGGTCCTGACTGACCCCCCTGTCATATACAAGGGCTTGTTTCTAGAAAACATTGCTGCTCTAAAATTGGTCATCTTATATGACAAGTTCATTGTACCATTAGGATCAACAATTGACACCCAACAGTGGTCTCTCGCCTTGACAGTATCCATATCAACCAAAAAGGCAGTTTGTCCTTCATACTTCACATCCGTGTACAAGAAACGCCCTGATGAGTTGTCGGCCCAATTCGACACTTTTCTACCTGTAACTAAATCAGTAGCAGTAACATCATTCCCCATCATGCGCATTATGGACATAAATTTCGAAAACTTTCTTGCATCGTTAAAAACTGCTTTTCCATTATCGATTGGTGCCATTTCAACTTGTACCTGGTCTTCAAAATGGTCAGAATAGAATTCAGTAGTGTTGATCCCGTAAGTATAAATTGGATACATAGCTGGTGGCAGCTGTTTCACTTTAATCACAGTTTCCTGCCCCTCAATAACATCCTTATCAATCGCGTTGTAATACTGGGGCATGTCGATATCTTTGACAACAACTGGAACGTGAATCTCAGTACCTTGCAATAACGCGTCTGTACGGGTCAGGCCACAGCTGACCGGGTAAGGTAGTGAGATCTCCCTACCAGTACGCATTGCCACAAGTGTCAGATCTACAATAATTCCTCGATTCATAACAGGCCGTCCTTGCACTGATAGCTCAGTGAAAGTGTATTTGTTTATTGCATCACTGTCTGACACACGAGCCACATTCCCGAGTTCAACATAGCAGCTCTCAATCATTGCCACTGAATGGTAAAACAGCATGTCGGGATAAGCCACCCAATGATTTAACGTATCTTTCCATGTGTCTAGCCGGTGGTAAGGATTGACATTGGTCAGTGCTGGATAATAACCATTTGCACATGACAAAGTTGGCATATTGACCATGCCAGCATTGATGAACCATGCACTTGCTTCGGCAGTGCGTGGTACAGGTGAGACCAACGTTTGAGCAAGCATCAAGTATGCTGCTTCAAAGTCAGTATAAGCCTGGTTTGCAGACACAAGGATCGTAATCGCATCTTTTACATCCTCGTGAGTATACCGCCCGGAGCTAGGCTCAATCCCAGCGGGCGCATTGACAAATAGTTTTCTCGTCAATTGTGGTGAATAATGCGCAATCGAAAAGGGGGCCAGAGGCGCGAACTCTGAGCAAGCTTGCCCTAAGATACACGTTGCTCTGGATGACACTCTGCCGTGCCATAAAATTGCAGGCACATCCTCTTCTGGAAATTCCAGGCCAGGATCAAGCATTGCAATTTCAGCCTCAGGCAAAGAGAGGCTTGATTCCAAAGAAGCATCACGAGACTTTGGAAACAATTGCCTGTTTAAAAGACAGGCGTGGCCATTATCATAAAAGATGGCATCTTTTTCATACTTAATACTGCCCCATTTTTTAATGTAGTATAAACGGAGCATATTGTAAAATAGAGATGTAAGGTTTCTCTTATACAGTAATTCACTCGCGTAAGCAGTATAAGTTGGTACATTCCTTCTAATCATGGTACTCTTAGACAATGCATCCTCAACGAGGCCCATGTCTAAGTCACCATGAGTATCAAAAATGTCGGCCCTAAGACCATCCAATATCGGAATGTCATCAACAATAATACCTTCATAGTTTCCTATAAAAGCAACTGTGTTAGACATAAATGCATTGGGTCTTGAGCCTTTTCTAGTCCCACTATCGTCTTCATACTGCATATCAATGCGAGCATTAAAGCCATATTGGACCCTAGAAGAGTTGATATTCAAATTAGTTTTAGGTTTAAAATATTCTGGTAGTAATGAATTTAACAGAGACGACATAATTCCGGTTCACCGAAAAATTC